GCATTTAATGTATCTTTATCTAAATCTGAACAAGAACATCTTACTAGAGTTATGATTCTTGAAATACTTGATGCGTTCTTAGGTCAAGCTGAATCTATTGTACTTGGTGGTGTTCCGGGAAATCATGGAGAGAATCGTTCAGGTAAGGCAAGTGTTATGACTAATCGTTTAGACAATGCAGATACAGCTTGTATACAAATAGTTGGAGAAATTATTAAAGGTAGAGAACGTTACAAGCACGTAAAAGTTGTTGTACCTGATGATTTTCATTTAGCTCTTGAAGTCTTTGGTAAAAGGATTGCATTTACACATGGTCACATGACTACTGGTGGTGGAGATATTTGGGGCAAGATTGAGAAGTGGTGGAAAGGTCAAATGTACGGATGGCTTCCAGCAGGTATGTGTGAGATTCTAGTAACTGGTCATTATCATCATTTGAGAGTTGTTGAACAACTTGGTCGTGCATGGTTTCAAGCTCCATCTCTAGACCAATCTGATGAATTTAAAGCAAGAACAGGCAATATGTCCAGAAATGGTGTTTTATCTTTTACTGTTGATAAAGACGGGTGGGATAATCTTAAAATACTGTAAACACGACACAAACAGACTGTTTTAAGACGATTTAAGAGGGTGTTTGAGCGTCTGGGCTACAAGTGCCTACAAGCTAAACCCTATAAACATTGGCTTTTTACAAGACTATATTGTTGTGTAAAGGTACTTATAAACATCCCCAACTTTGTAATCATCGAACGGAAATTGTACTTTGTAGTTTTTGCCAACTTGTTGTGATTTTTCCATTGCACCATACTGCATCATTACTGGAGAATCATACTTTAAAAACCCTGCCTTAACCATACACCTAATACAATTCACACCTTTGCTGACATCAAGTGGGTAAGCTGAATCTTTGTATCTGGTCTTAAAAGTTGAGCCACATATTGACTTTGCTAAGAATGGATTGAAGTCATCTTCAAAACAAACATCATCAAGAATATGCTCTTTGCCGTCTTGATTATTACCATCTCCGTACCACATACGGTCTTGGGCTTTTAATGTTCTGTATGGTTGTGTTTTTATTTTTTTCATCTTCTATTAACATTCTGTCCAATAAATTTGTAAATTTCCGGTATTTTAAAAAAAAATTAAAAAAAACTTAAAAACCTACTACCATTGATACTGCATAAGGAGATTATATGTCAGCAGAAAAAATTGTAGGCATTGAAAATTCAGTATATGGGAAACCACAACTGATAAAACAAAATGATAAGGGTATTTATTCTTTTGAAGATTTACCTTTAGGAATAACTAGGTTAGAGGTAGATAATAGTAAATCTGTTAGTACCGATAATAAGTTGCCTAATACCAAACACGTTAACGCTTGATTCTTTAACAGAATACCAAGTGTGCAGAGAGCACCAAATAATCATAGAACACGTGATAGATTGGCAACCTATTGTTGCATCATATTTTGATGAGGAAGATGTCGTTAAGGCATTAACTATCATATACTGCGAAAGGCATTAACTATCATATACTGCGAGAGTAGTGGGCGTAGCTCTGCACGAAACATCAACACAAACAAAACAAGTGATATTGGCTTATGGCAATTTAATGATAAAACATGGGCATGGCTCAAAGATAAGCTGGGTGTCAAGTCAAACAGAAACAATCCTGAAGTATCTACACGTGTGGCTTCTTGGCTAGTTTATAATGATGGATGGCACCATTGGAATAGTTCGCAACAATGTTGGGGGAAATATGAGTATTGAGCAATTTTTACTTATTATTATTTTAGTAATACAAATAGTTACTTTTAGATTAAAATAACCACATGAAAGAACACGCAGAAGTTTCATTATACGATTTGGTAGAATATCCAAACAATCCACGTATTGGAGATGTTAATACTATATATGAATCACTTTTAGAGAACGGTCAATATAGACCTCTTGTAGTCAATCGTAAAGATAATGTTATTCTTGCTGGTAACCACACCTTTAAAGCTCTTAAAAGACTTGGATGGGCAACAGCTATTGTTTGGTACGTAGATGTATCTGACGAACAAGCTAAACAGATTATGTTAGTTGATAATAAACTAAATGATGATGCTACTTATGATTATGAAAAACTTGAAAAAGCTATTTCAGAAATGCAAGATGTAGGAGAACTTATTGGTACAGGTTACACAGAAGAAGCACTTGATGAAGTTCTTAAAGACTTGCCCACAGAACTTGAAACACCGTCTAAAAACAGCTCTAAAGAGCCAGCAGAAGCTAATCTGAACGCAGTAATAGATGTCGTGTTACTTCTCACAGATGAAAAATTTTATCTTTATAAAAAAGCTATTGGAATTATTGCAGACTACCACAAAGTCAATCCAACTAAAGCTGGGTTGATTGCTGTTGAAAGTTATGCTAATAAATTGGTAGGTAATTAAATATGAAGTATGAAGTCTTAAAAGTTGCAGTTGATTCTTTAAAAGAGTTTCCAGATAATCCTAGAACAAGCGATATTGAAGCTATAAAAATAAGTATTGAAAAACACGGACAGTACAGACCTTTAACTGTAAATAAAAATACAAATGAAATACTTACTGGTAATCACACATGGTTAGCTATGAAAGAACTAGGTATAAAAGAATGTACAGCTATGTTTGTAGATGTAGATGAAGTGACAGCGAAAAAAATTGTTTTAGTTGACAACAGAGCTAATGAACTTGCAACTTATGATAAAGAAATCATGGTCGATTTGCTTACAGAGTTTATGGAATTAGGGAAACTTTTAGGTACTGGTTATTCTGCTGACGAAGTTGATGATATTGTATCTGCTGTTGATGAAGTTGCCATTACCGAGTTTGAAGAATTTACTGGTGGGTTTGCTTTGACTGATGAAGAAATAGCAGAAGTGCAGGAACGTATTTCACAACCAAGCGATTACAAACCTAAAGATAAGTTGAATGAAGTGATATTAGCTTTGCAGAAAGATGACCACTCTGTTTATTTAGTTAACATGGCAACAATACAAAAGTACACAGAAAAAACTGGTACTGATGCTTTGTATGAAGCTGTACTTAACACAGCTAAAGATATTGAAAATGGTATTGGAGATAGACCGTCAATATTTGACAAATTATTTGGTAAGTGAAATTAATAATACCTACACACAATCGTAGTAAAACTATTACTACACCTTATCTTGAAGTTTTTAAAAATTATGATGTTACTTTATTAGTACATGATGAGGAACAATATATAGCATATAAAAAGTTACACAATTTTAATGTTGTTAATACACAAACTAATCAAGGTAAAAATGGACAGACTAAATATGCAATAGAAAATATTGTTGAACATGATGAGTGGGTTGTTTTTGCAGATGACAATATAGATTATATTTATGGCTTGAACAATAAACTCTCTAAATATCTTACATATCCAAATAAAAATAAAGATGACTGGGGAAAAATTGATTCTGAACAATTTGAAATAAGGACTAAAGATTTAATTACACAAGCAGAAAAAATTAATGCACATCTTATTGGATTTCTTACTACTGATAATTATTTTTTTGCTAATAAAAAATATAAACAGTATGGATTTTGTCATGGCAAACTTACGCTATGGCATAAGGATAAAGATTTTAAGTTTGACAATATGTTTGCATTAACACTTGATGATTTTCACAATACTGCAAGACATCTAGTTCATTATGGTGTTGTGTTGATAAATGATTATATGCATCCTAAAGCTAAATATTTTCAAGCTGGAGGTATTGGGAGTAAAACTGCAAGAAAAGAAATGAGAAAACATGAAATTAATATCTTGAAAGTGCTTTACCCTAATCTTATTGCTGATAAGCCCAGACCTGATAACTACCCTGATTTAAGAATTGTTAATTTTTCTCCTAAAAATTTTATGTTATGGAGAAAGAAATATAAGCATTATACTGATAATTATAAGTATTCATTAAAAAGAAATAGGTGGATAAAAAATGGTTGAAAAACTTATTGAACTAATAAAACAAGTTGATATCTCTAAGTACACACAGGAAGAATACATTGAAGTTATTGATGCAATTTTTGCAGAACTGCGTGGTCAGTTTATTGATATAGCTATTGATAAAATACTTGATGAAAGTGGCTGGAGAGATACTGGTGGACAAGGATAATTACTAATGATAGATATAAGATTACGTAGCAAAATAAGTCCAGAGGAATTGAAACAGAAGATTGGTAAAATTCTTACTGATGATGATTACAATTTGCTAATACATAAAGACACCACTATACGTGGTACTGATGGGCGTGTTGTCGCTATATTTCAAAAAGCAGTTATACCTGATGAGATAATGGATGAATCCTATGAAACCTTGCATGGTTTGAAAAAATATCAAACCAATAATAGAGGTCTTGCATCTGGAACTCCACGTATAAGTAAAGGCGAGGGTAAACGTTCTGCTACTGCTAAGAGTATTGCTAGTGCAATTATTGGTAGCTTTGATGCAGTCGGTGCGAAACAATATTGCAGACTTACTGCATATAGTGGTAAAGAAACTGAAAAATATAAAAAGTTATTTCCATTATTTCAATTCATTGGAGATGAGATGAAAGATAAAGCTCCAGACAGATACAACGCTCAAATGGAATTTGTAAATAGAACGCATGATGATTGGGTTATTCCTAATACACCATTTACAACTGTAACTGTAAACAACTCATATCCTACTGGTGTACACACAGATAAAGGCGATTTGGATGATGGTATATCTACCCTAGCTTGTATTAAAAAAGGCGATATGCAAGGTGGCTACCTTGTGTTGCCTGAATATAGAGTTGCATTCAAAATGGGGCATGGAGATTTGTTAATCTTTGACGCTCATCAATGGCATGGTAATACTGAACTTATTAGCAATAGTGAAGATGCTGAACGTATTTCCGTTGTTTGTTATTACAGAACACGTATGGAAGATTGTGACGATATGGAATCTGAATACCTTAAAAGACTTAAAGTGCAGGAAAAGAAATTAGTTGATGGCTAAAGTTGAATGGCAACCAGATGAATCTTTTTCTGAATATAAAGCACGTAAACACGCAGGTATGCAAGGTATGGGGCAACCTAATTCACAAAAAAGAATGGCTGGAAAATGTCCTAACACGGATAAGCTAAAAACAAAGTGTGATTGTAGAACTTGTATCAATCGTAGGAATAGGTCTAAAGGTAGAAGAAAACAAAATCTAGCACGTAAAAAATTAAATATACCTAACAATAGATTTCATGGTGCAGATGCTCACGAAGAAAATTGGGCGACTGGTCTAAGAGTTGAGGTCAAAGCTGGTAAACAAGTTAATCCACTATCTACCGTTTTTTATAAATCTAAACAACAATCTGATATATCACATAGGGCATTTGGTGGTATGGGTAAACCGTTTATTCAAGTAAGTATGCCTGATGGCACAACTAAAGGTATTGTAAGTTTTGAGTTAGATGATATTGAAAATGTATGTGTAGAAGTTTTAAAAAA